TTCAAATATACAAAATGTTCAGCGGTTTTCTTTCGTTCTATACTGACTTTATCACTCGAAATGTCGGATGAACCATATGAAATCGAGGCTGACAGCCATTCTGAGGCAAGCGCCAAGGCAGAAGCACTCGCAGCTGACAGCTTTGTAGACATCAGCTATATCGAAGTCTATCTCATTCACTAATCAGATTGTTTCACTCTTAAAATAAGAAAGTTATGAATACTTCAAATGTCATTTTAGCAGCTAAAGCCAATTCCGGCAAGTCCACAAACAATGTATGGGTCGTTTACACAAGCGATAACAGCTCAGACAAGATGTATTGCACAAGTGCATACAAGGCGATGCGCCTCGCCTTCCTCCTCAAAAAGAGGTTGGGATTGAACATCTCTGATAATTGCCTCGCACGCCTCTCGCAAGAGATTGCAAAAGCCAAAGCCCCACAAGGGGCTGCGGTGCAGGAGGTGCAGAAGGTGCAGAAGCCGGAGCCTGCTTCCGTAGAGGAAAAGCCAAAGAAGAAAAGAGGGCGCAAGCCAAAGGCTGAAAAGGCTGCTTAGGCAGTCTTCCACTTCCGCCCGGCTCGAAGGAGTCGGGCTTTCTTCTGTCGCTGCTGCAAGATCGTAACAAGTCCGCACTTGCCTCTGCTCCATACTAAAGCCCTTTGTCCTTCGAGCCGTGCAAAGCAGGGCTGCGGTTGGGTCTTTTCTTATACAGGCAAAGCCTGTTATCTTTGAAAACAAAAAGGTCATGCTGAAAATCAATTATAATCCTTCTCTCTACGTCTTCACTTGCAACATCCCATCGGAGATTGAAATATCTTCTGATGCTGCTTCGGTATATGTCACTATCGCATGTGGTCCTGACACTATCTTTGAAACTACGCTTTACCCTTACAACAACATCGCCATGCTCTATGATGCTCGCTCCATCATCGAGGGACATATGCTGGATAAGCAACGTGTCTTCGCCAACTTCGTCATCACGGCGGACACAAAGACTGAAGAGACGACCACGCCGGAGCGCCATTTCATTTACTCTCGTCTGAGCCTCGCCACAAATGCCATGGGCTTCGTACAGCTGTTCTTCCTCACCACACGCTCGATGTTCACCATACCACGCAATTCGTTTCAGACTCTTTCGGCGTTTTACTTGCCTGATGTCACGCTGCAGGGCTACACCGAGTGCCTGGCTCTCTTCGATGGCGAGTCTACACCTCGCATGGTTCGCATCGAGGATGCTAAAGTGGACACCAAGAACACCACCTTGATACGTGACATTATAAGTCCTATTGCTATAGAAACCCGCATCGGCAGCAAGTGCCGACTGCTCCAGTTCACCGTTCATCGTGGCTTTCTTGCCAAGACGTTCTATGTCACTGACCGCACGCCGAACCTCACGCTGCTCGTGCGCAATGAGTTCAACTGCGATGAATACATACATCTCACTTGCGTCACCAAGAGCAAGCTCGACCTCGACCGTTCCACTGCCACCTCACTCGGTGTCACCACCTTCTATGATGACAAGTCCGCCTACGAGTATGATGTGGAATCCTCGATGCTTACCTTCGAGGAAGCCAAGCACTTCTCCCAGCTCCTCCTTTCTCGCTATGTCAACATCGTTGAGATAGGTGGTGCCCTGGCATCCATCACCATCACTGACATAAACAGTGAAATCTCCGATGCCGACAACGCCACGAACAGCATCAAGTTCAAGTACAAGTATAGCAGCCATCATTTCCCAATCACCATCGACTACGGCAACAACATCTTCGATGATCAATTCCACCGCACCTTCGATTAATCCACATCGCTATGCAATCCATCCACATCACCACCCTCCGCAAAATCCTCTCCAGTCCCGAACCCATCGACATCCGTCTATGGACTCGCAGCGGTGAAATCCAGTCCTGGCACCGCTGCATCTCCCTCAAATATGATTTCTACAAAGGCACAAGACGAATGAAGCTGCTGGACTCTAACGAGATCCGGCAGCTTCGCGATGTGTGTATATTTGAGGTGAATGGGATTGAGGTGTATATGTAGTGTGTCACAAAAAGTATCTTTTTTTGTGACAAAATCAACATTTGTGTTTGCATGGCTGATATTGTATATTTGGGGTTTTATAGAATATGTATCGGGCATTTTTTAGTTAAAAATTGATACTTTTCTAAGTCTTTTCTTTGTTTTGTCACAAAAAGTTGCTATTTTTGTGACGAAATTAAGGTTAGACATGGAAAGTATAGCTCATAAAATTGAAAACAGGATAAAGGGATTTGGTAGGGGAAAGATTTTCTTTGCCGATGACTTCCTTGATTTTGGCTCTTCTGATGCTATCCGACAGACTTTGCTTAGGCTTACAAAAAGCGGGGTAATTATTCGTGTGGCACAGGGCATTTACTGTTATCCCGAAATTGACGAAACTTTGGGATTGGGGGTGATTTATCCTACTGACATCCAAATTGCTGAAGCCTTGGCTGAACGCTCTCATTCAAAAATTGTCCCCACTGGCGACTATGCGCTGAATGTTCTTGGACTTTCTACACAGGTTCCGTTGAATAGTGTTTTCCTCACAAATGGAAAGTCGCGCAGAATATCAGTGTCAGGGAATAGATCTATCACATTTAAGAATACGGCTCCACGCAACTTGGCTTTTACGAACCGACTTGCCATGTTGGTTAATTCTGCTCTAAAGTCGATAAAGAACGTCAATGTTACTACTAAACAGACGGATCATATTTACTACTTATTGAGACAGGAGAAGAAAGAAGATGTGCTTGTCGACTTGAAACTGATGCCTGTATGGATTAGAAAAATTGTACAAAACGCTTATGAATAAATTCTTTGAACTTTCGTTTGACGACCAACGACGTGTGCTTCAACAAGCATCTGCACGATGTGGGTTGCCTCCACAGGCTATAGAGAAGGACTTGTGGGTTTCTAATATTCTGCAAATCGTTTTCGACTTGCCTTTTGCTGATAAACTCATCTTCAAAGGTGGCACATCTTTGAGCAAGGTCTGGCATCTTATTGAGCGTTTCTCTGAAGACATTGATTTGGCTGTCGACCGCTCTTTGTTTGGGTTCGAGGGCGACTTGACGAAGAAGCAGATAAAGAAACTGCGCAAGGCTTCTTCGCTATTTGTCAAAGACACGTTTTGCCCGGCATTGCAGGAGGCTGTCGAGAAATATGGTTTGCAGGACTTTTGCAAAATCGAGTCTGAGCCAGACGGTGAGGGCGATAGCACATATCCAGAACCGAGAAAGATTTTCGTGAGGTATAAGAGTGCTTGGGCTGAGCCGTCTGAATACCTTTCGCCAATAGTGATGTTGGAGATTGGAGCAAGGTCTTTGCTGGAGCCAAACGAGCAAACACATATCAACAGTATGGTCGAGGGCGTGTTTCCTACCATACAGACAACAATTGTCGATAGCAAGGTGGCAACGGCTCTTGCAAGCAAGACTTTCCTTGAAAAGGTATTCCTCTTGCACGAGTTGTTTTCCGTCGAGGGACGTGGTGTCATTGCCGACCGCAAGTCAAGACATCTTTATGACCTATCTCGTATGATGGACAAAGACTTTGCTTTGGCTGCCATAAAGGATGATGAACTGTGGGAGTCCATTCGTCATCATCGCGAGATATTCACAAGCATTAGTGGTATGGACTACACCCCAGACATCCGTCGTCGCATCGTTCTCGTTCCTCGTGAGGATATACGCAGCGCATGGGAGGCTGACTATAAAAGTATGTGCTCTTCCATGATTTTCGGAGAGAAACCTTCTTTCATTGAACTCATTGAGAATATGAAAGTGCTTGAAGATAGATTCCACAGGTTTTGAAATGTGACAAGAAATGAAAAAATGCAATAATTCATGCAATATATTCAAAATCTACCGTTTATTTTAAGTAGTACAATTAAACGTAAAATGAAAAAGACTTTAAACCTTTTATTCCTGCTACTTGCAGTTTTTGCTGTTTCAAGTTGCAGCAGCGATGATGACGAGAAAAAAGATTCCGTCAAAGAGATAACAATATATGTTTCTTCTGAAACGGGTGAAAGTTATGGATTTAACTCTACCCCAGAGGAATGTATGCTTGTAAAGTTTGATAATCCAAATGGTGAATGGGAACATCTTGGTCTATATCGTATCGAGGGTTTCACTTATGTAAAAGGGCATGAGTATGAATTGCGGGTAAAGATGACTACACTTGCCAATCCTCCAGCTGACGGCTATAGCCACAGATATTTGCTCGTCAAAATTGTTCAAGACAAACTCGTCAAAGAGACGGGAACTCCAACCGACAATAGTGTAAAGTCAGAAAGCGACATTGAGTATCAGGAGCTGTGCCCGTACAACAAATACGAGACAGAAGACAACTATATCGTAGATGGCGAAGGAAATATCTATAAAGGCAATGGGTTGCCAAAGCCTTCTTATGAACATAGCAGGATATACGTAGAAAATGTTCTGGATAAAGGCGATGACAACTGGGTCAAATTCAATAGCATCCCATATCAGGCGTATTGCTCATACGTCATTTCTCCGCTGACAGACGATATAAGAATGGTGTACAATGAGGACGGTGGCCCGTTGTTTAAGGATGTAATACCGGAAAGCGAATTTGAGTATATTACAAAAAAAATGAACTCAGGCGAGAAACTGCAGTATTTTCTCATCTTGGCCAATGTATACAAAAAAGGACTCCAGAAATTGAAATTTACAATTACGAAACAATGAAACGCTGTTTGTACGAATAATGTGCCATAACAAATAAGTGATTATGAAAAAGCGTTTCCTCTTACCAATCGCTTTTCTGATGGTTACGACATTATCTGCCCAGCCATTGGCTTCAAGCAGTTGTGCTGATGTCTGCCAAAAGGATGCACTTATAACTGCCGCAAGGAGTGTCGCCAATACCTTTGGTCCTGCATACGTTCCGTTTTTCAAAGGTGCTGAAATATCTGAAATGCGGATTTTCCAAAAGGACGACTATGGTGACAATCATCGCAAAATAAGAAAACAGTTTGGGAAAGCGTATTATGAAGTGGTTTTTACTTATGACAGCACGGCTGTCAGATTTGCATTTGACTATGCTGCCAAGGTCAGGATATGGAAAGATACTGGCGAACCATTGGATGTGATTTTTGGCAATGGCATGGGAAGAAACTTTCTCTTTAAAAGTTTCAGAAAACAAACAAGACAAAACAAAAAGAGAAAGAAAGCAACGGCACATTCGATAGAGCAAGTCCCTTTGCAAACAGAGAAGACACCTGAAAACATTTGGAAGATAAAAATCGAATGAAACTGTTGGATTAAGACAAATATCTACAGTTTTCAATGCGAATCCCTACTTACTGCCAAGCCATCTTTTCACATTCATTATGGCTCTGTTCTGTTCGCCTCCAGTGTGGTCTTTCACAATCTTTCTGCTATCTTCTTGCACAGCTTCATAAAGAACCAACAGATGAAAATTTGATGGCTCAATAAGTTGTTCCATGATAAGCGGTATTATCTGTTTCCCCATGGATTTCAAATAGTGGAACTCGGGTAACTTTGAATACGAATATGTATTTGAGCTCAAGAGCATTTCACGATTATGTGTTATTGCATAATTCCATTTGTAAAGCAAAAAGGAGAAACATGTTTTTATGCTATCAGGGGCTTGTGCAGCCAGTTCCTTGACTTTGTGCTTTTCCTCCGTTGTCAATGTTGGCGTGTCAAATTTAGTAGATGTAGCCATCTCGTTCATACTATGATCCAACAAGTTCGGACTCGTTATCAAAAACCATTGATTGCTTTCCCAATATTGATACTCTCCTTGTTTTCGTTCTTTGCCCTCAAAAGTTACCTTGGCTTCTCCATCAAGGAATGGAGTGGCATAAGAAAAAACAGGTGGTATTACGATAACGCCACAAGTGTCGGCAAACCCCACTTTGCCATTTTTCCCAATAATTCTAAACAAGCCATCACTAACGCAGTCTGGACCATTGTCTATCTTATATACCTCAAACAACTCCTTTCCATGGTTGTCTATACCGATGATTTTACCTTTTCTATTACCTACAAAACCGATGGACGTGATAGTGTCTGTAAACGCTATTGTGTATTTCTTGCTCTTCACTATTGTTTTCCCATCAGAGTTTTTGTAACAGATGTGTTTATCATTATCGCATTTATAAATAGATTGTGCGTCTACTCTCTGAAAGTGTATCAGAAATAGAAGAATGAGGGTTGTAAAAAGAGCGATTGAGAGAATAGGTGATATTATCTTTTTCATTTTGTCTAAAATTATTAGTTAATCATATATTACACCCAGATGGTTTAATGGAATAACGTTATTTTAGAACTTTTCGTATAAACCACGATTGATTTTCACGCATTAAAGATTAGCCTTTTAATATAAAAGCATATAATTCCTAAGGAATTAAGAATTAGCCTTGTCTTTTCCCCACCTCCCTTTCGCTCATATCTTTGCCCTAAAAAAAGCAAGATATGAGCGATTTTTCATTCATTCCACCGACATCCGTTGTCACCATCCCTGGCGCCAACAAATCCGCAGCCTTCATCTCCAAGACATCCGAGGTCTTCAAGGAGGAGCACAACATCGCACCAATCATCATCAACGACAAGATGAAGTACATCCCGTGGGGAGGTGACAATCAGATGCCGTACAACATCATTGACCTCATCGAGTCTGACGAGACGATGAGCACTTGCCAGATGTTCAATGCCGAAGTCTGCTATGGCAGCGGACTTGTCTATGACACAGAACTTGCCACCGCACAAGTGCAAGCGCAAGTGGATGACTTCATGCTGGACAACGACCTCGCAAGTTACTTCCTCGGCGTGTGCCAGGACTTCAAGCACTTCGGCTTTTGCGTCAGCGTGATCATCCTCAATGAGGATGCCAGTCGCATTGTCCGCATCGTCCGCAAACAGGCGTGTTATGTTCGCTTTGCTCCTGCCGACAAGTCGGGTGTGATACCTTATATTCTCTATGCCAACTGGCGTAATACGGTCAGTCCGGAGGACATCGAGCGCATCGAACTTCTTAATCCACAGTCGCCATTCACCGACCTTCAGAACAGAGGGAAGAAAATCAAGAAGTTCGCTGTCATCAGCCGTATTCCTACACCCGACAATACGTATTATCCAATACCGTACTACGCAGCTCTTTTCAAAGGAAAGTGGTTCAACATCAAGCAACTCATTGGCATCGCTAAGGAAGCGAAGCTCCGAAACTCGGCTCCCATAAAGTACCACATCGAGATTGCCAACTCGTTTTGGAACAATATCTTCAAGGTCGAGGGCATAACTGACCGTGTCAAGCAGCAGGAACGTGTCAACGAGGAGAAGGACAATATCATCAACTTCCTCACTGGCATGGAGAACAGCGGAAAGGTGCTCTTCTCCACATTCTATGTTTCACCTAACGGTGAGGAGCAGCACGACGTGGTCATCAACAAGATCGAGACGGATAAGGAGGGTGGCGACTGGGCGACGGACATTGTCGAAGCCATCAACATGATGTGCTTTACCATGCGTGTACATTCTAACCTCGTAGGCTCGGTGCCAGGCAAGTCGCAGACCAATAACTCCGGCAGCGACAAGCGAGAGCTTTACACCATCGCCCAGGCTTTACAGAAGCCTTACCACGACCTTCTCTTCTCCGTTCACCGACTGATCATCCATTTCAACAAGTGGACAGCGGTCAAGCCGGACTGCCCATTCATCCAGCTCACCACGCTTGATGAAAATAAGGACGCAAAGCAAGTTTCACTCAACAAACCCAAAGACAATGAGCTATCTGATAAATGACAACGACACTCTAAGAAAGTATGTTCCCAACACCCTCAAAGCGGTTGCTGGTGAACTTTCTCTTTTCGACAAGATACAGTATCACCTCTTACAGGCGGAGCAATGGCTTACCGACACTTTCGTTTCGTCCGACACGATGAGTCGCATCCGCACATACTCTGACAACACACCGCTACTGCATTACTGCCGTATCATCACGGCTGCAGAGGCGATGCTGCACGCAGTGCCACAGCTCGACCTTATCCTTACGCCTAACGGCTTTGGCATTGTCAGCAATCAGAATGTGATACCGGCATCTAAGGAGCGCATCGAGAGGCTTCTTCTTTCTCTCGAAAAGCAGCGCGACGATGCACTTGCCGTTATCCTCACCATGCTTCCGGACGCTCATCATTGGACTGCTTCTGAGCAGTTCAATTACTTCGCTGCCACGATGTTTCCTACACTCGACATTGTTCACCAGCTGGGCTTTGCTGACCATATCTGGCTGCGATACCAGGACACTCGTGCCAAGTTGCTCGCCATTGAGCACCGCCTCGAAACGGAGTTCTTCAGTCCGGAACTCATGGATATGCTTCGCACGGCCAACGCTCTCAACAAATGGGATATGACTCTCGACACCGCTCAATACAAGCGGATGTATCAGCGCATCTCTGCCATCGAGTTCTCTATCCTCCGCATCGGTGAATACCCGATACCAAGCATAATCGACATCGTGAACAGCATACGTTTAGCCAAGGGCAACGTATTCGCTGAATGGAAAAACTCAGAAACTGCCAAACTCTTTGAAGACCATGGATACAAAAACAAAAAGCAAGCTGGAGGCTACTTTTTCTAAGAAAAAATTGTTATCTTTGCCATTGACTAATAATAAATAGTATGGATAGGGGTAGAAAAATTTGCGACGTACTGAAAGCTGTCAGAAAAAAGATTGCTGACATGAATGGCATTGCATACGAGCCAAGAGTTTGCCACTTCAAAGGACATTGCAGTGGAACATGTCCAGCATGCGAGACTGAAAGAAAATATATAGAGTCGGAATTGTCTTTACGCAAACGCATGGGAGAGGCTGTTTGTGTTACAGGTGTTGCCATTGGCATTTTGGCGACCCCATACAATGTATATTCCCAAACTTCGTCACCGTCTGTACCTATTGGTAATGAAGTAATCGCAGCAGACTCTCTGCCAACAAGAGCACAAGTTACAATCAATGGATGTGTGAAAGATGCTGACGGAACTCCTATTGTTGGTGTAATTATTGTTGTAGGAAACAAACGATCCGGCAGCATTACAGACATTGACGGAAACTTTTCTGTTACCTTTCCAAGGGATTCCACGCTACGATTGGAATATATTGGTTATAAAAACAAGGTCTATTCATTCAGCGAACTGGACTTGAAAGGCTTTAACACGCTTTGCCTAACGGAAGAAGACTATAATATTTTAGGAGAAATGGTTGTAGTTGTACCACAAAAGCCTAAAACAAAGAAGCGTCGCAAGAAAAAACAGGAAGGAAAAATGGTTGTTGAAAATAAAGATTTTGACACAGGGCCATTCTATCCTGGCGGCAACAGTGCCCTGCTACATTTTGTAGAACAAAATTTATGTGTACCTGAAACTTTACAAGGAGCATATCAGCAGCGCATAAATGTTTCTTTCTATGTGTTGGGGGATGGCAGTCTTGCCGATGTTAAAGTCATAACAATTTGTCCTCAAGAGATGAAAGAGGAAGTGTTACGACTTGTAAAAGCGATGCCTAAATGGAAGCCAGCCTTAAAAGACGGCAAGCCGACATGTGCGAAAATTATGATACCAATAGATATTATGCTAAAGTAACTTATGCCACCATTAGAAGCACCATTGATAGGAATTGACCGTCACCGCTTGGCTACAGACGGTGACGGCATCACTACTCTCGTTGCATTTCATGAATGTCCACTTAGATGTGCATATTGCATAAACGCCCAATGCTTCAAAGAATCACCAGAATGTAAGCTTACTGTTGATAAACTGATAGAACGCTTGATGCCTGACAATATTTATTTTTTGGCTACGGGTGGAGGAGTTACTTTTGGTGGTGGTGAGCCACTGCTGTACGCTGATTTTATAAGTGAGTTTACTCGAAAAATGCCAGAGGAATGGAAAATCACCATAGAATCTTCATTGAATGTACCGAACAAAAATATCTTTAAAGTTGCTCAATTTGCTGACCTCTTAGTGATTGACATCAAAGATATGGACGAGTTTATTTACAAGCAATACACAGGCAAGGACAACTCTTTTGTATTAGCCAATCTCAAATGGCTTGTAGACAATGGGTATGCAGATAAGACCATTATCAGAATTCCTCTCATAAAAAACTACAACAATAAAAGCAATCAAATCAAAAGTAGGGAAATTCTCGAAAGCATTGGCTTTTCTCGCTTTGACATCTTCCGCTATGTTATAAAATAATCTTGTCTTTTCTCACCATAAAATGCTTCCGTACTTTCGCAGTATGGAAGCATTTTCACACTTTAATTTTTCATTATATAACGAGATTGATTCTTCTAAAAAAACGACCTCAAACATTTGCTCGTTAAGAAAAAAGTGTTAACTTTGGCGCATTAAAAACCATAAAATCATTCGCTCATGAAGAAACTATTTTTCATCATCTTCCTTATGGTATTCTCGTTTGCGATAACTGCAAACGCCAAGAAGCCGAAACAAAAAGTCGTATGGCCTATGGCTGTGCTGACTCTCAATGACGGAACTGTGCTTAATGGCTATCTGCGCACAGACATTCATTTTATGCAAAAATATGTTCTTTTCAGCGAGACCGAAGAAGGAAAAGATGTGAAATATAAAAATGAGACCATTAAATCCCTTGTTGTAAAAAATTGTTTTGGTGATGGTAAAGAAGCTACATTCATTCCCATAAAGTTGTATTGGAGTGACCAGAAAAAAATAGCTCCTAAACCAATATTGGCTATTCAAAATTACCAAGGAAAGCATGTCAAGGGATATATGTACCCTACGTTCTTTGATGACACTCGTACAAGTATTAATGCAGGTGTAATGCAGAATACATCAATGTATTCGGGAGAATGGTGGTATCTTTATAACGTTGATTCTGACAATACTCTAAACGTATCGTTTTGGGATTATTCGTATAGCCGAAAGCCAAAATCTCTAAAATCTCGCTTAAAAGACATGAAAAAAGATTTCAAAAAATATCCACAGGTTTATGAAACAGTTGAAAAGCAAGGTTTAACTGCTGAACAGATTAGCGAGAACCCTACCATTCTTCTTGAAATTCTTGACAAGAGTCTGCAATAACTTGTGTCTTTTCACCATACAAGTGCTAACTTTGGCGCATTAAAAACCATAAAATCATTGGCTTATGAAGAAACTATTTTTTATCATCTTCCTCATGGTATTCTCGTTTGCGATAACGGCAAACGCCAAGAAGCCGAAAGTCGTATGGCCTAAGGCAGTGCTGACTCTTAAAGACGGTACTGTGCTCAACGGCTATTTGCAGAACGACATCCACTTCATGAAAAAAAACATCTATTTCAGTGAAACACAAAATGGTAAGGATGTAAAATACAAAATCGTAGACATTAAATCCCTTGAGGTGGATAATGCTCTCCAGGATGGCAAGAAACGCACTTTCATCCTTATAGATGAAGACCCTACATTCCAATATTTGGCAACTGTCATTTACAAGGGTAAACATGTTACAGGCTATATGCAGCCGTTTGCTTTTGAAAATTCCACTCACAGCAGGTCGTTTACTGGTATATGGACAAATATTACCGTTTATTTAGACTGTAGGGCATATCACTATATGGTTGATAGCGGCAAGCATGTTTACTATTGGAGGTTATTTGAGGATAAAAAAATTAATTCCAAAAGAGAAAAATATTCTCAAAAGAAACTGTTGAAAAAGATAAAGGATAAATTCAAGGACTATCCTGCCGTCGCTGAAGAAGTGGAAAAGAGAGGACTCACTGCTGAGCAAATCCACGAGGACCCTACCATTCTTCTTGAAATCCTTGACAAGAGTCTGCAATAATCTTTTGTCTTTTCCCCCATACAAATGCTTCCGTACTTTCGCAGTATGGAAGCATTTTTCAATTTATCCCTACCCACTGATTGGCAGTCACTCTCTGACAGTCAACTCTTGTATTTCTTCACACAGCTCTCGCATGATCTGCCAATGGAAGAAATACTCACTCTCTGTCTGTTCAAATGGGCAGACCTAAGAGTGTTGTGCAAGACGCATGACGGCAGCTATCTCGTAAAGCACCGCCAAGCGTCCAAGCAGGAGACTACGCTCACCATCAGACAAATGCAAGCAGCCACGGCTTCATTGGACTTCTTACGGCAATTCGCTCCATTGCCGGTTCGCATCACAAAAATCGGAAGAGCCAAAGCCGTCGAAGCCGACTTCCAGAGAGTGCCATTCTCTACATTCATATCTGCCGACAACTACTATCAGGGCTTTCTCCACACCAAGAACGAGGCTTTGCTTAGCCACCTCGCCACGCTTCTGTACCCAAAGGTCAAGTCGCGACACCTGACAACACCGCTTTTGCTCAACGCCTTCTATTGGTTCTCGTCGCTGAAGCATTACTTCTCCCGACTGTTTCCGCATTTCCTGCAGCCGATGTCCAGTTCTTCTGAAGACCTACTGGGCTACGCACCGCCCATCGGCGATGTGCTACGGACTGCCATGAATGCACAGATTCGTGCGCTCACTGGTGGAGACATCACCAAAGAGGAAGCGGTGCTCTCGATGGACACATGGCGAGCACTCACAGAACTCGACGCTAAGGCTAAAGAAGTAGAAGACATCAAACGACAAACGAAATGACAGACAAGAACATCAATTGGGATGCCACAGCCTTCTTCGCATCCCTCACAGAAACAAACAAGTTCGCCAAGGCCCATGACTTTGTCTTCGCCAAGGTCAGCGGACTCGATGGCTTCGAGGAAGCCTTGCAGCAGCTACAATCCGCCACGGCTATCATCGCTGTCAGCGACATAAGCCAGGGCTATATCGAGGTGAACAACAGTCCGCACACTCGAAGAGTGAAGACGGTCTTCCTTGCCATGCGCCACGCCATCGACGACATGGCAGCACGCCAGCAGTGCATGGACACCATGCGCGAGCTGTTCCGCCAGTTTATGAGCAAGCTAATCCTCGAAAAGACGAAGCAGGAGCAGCATAATATCTATCTCGACTCTCGCATCTCCTTTCAGGAAATCGACCAATACTTCTTCTCTGGCTGCGCCTGCGCTTTCTTCCAAATCGCCGTTGACACTTATACCGATTTACGCTATGACCCCACTGAATGGCAATGACCCACAACTGCAAGAACGTGAGAAGTTCGTTCTTGCCTTCAACGACACAATGCTCAAAATATGGCGTGAGCAAATGACTCTCCTCGGTGTAATCGACACCGGACGTTTGCTTCACAGCCCCAAGTCCCTCCCTGTCCGTGCGGATGGTCGTTTCATTGAGTTAGGACTAAGCCAGTCCTTCCTCGAATATGGCCTTTGGCAGAACTTCGGTACGGGCAAGGAGATTCCTCGTGGAAACAAGGGCGACATCGGCCGTGAACGCAAGCGCAAGAAGAAGCCCTGGTTCAGCCGTAAGTACTACGCTTCCGTCATGAACCTCCGTGACTTCCTCTCCGACAACATCGCTCATGAGTTCGTTGGTGTCGTCGCCCAGGCACTTGACGACAAGTATGTGCGCTATAATCACTAACAATGTCTTTTCTCCATCTAAAAGTCAGCCATACCTTTGCTAAAAACAAGCAAAAGTATGGCTGACATTTCATCTATAACATCTCTCATTACCTCATTTCGCAGCGAGACGCGCGAAGAGGCTATAACGCCCGAAGTTCTGGGCGCACTGTTGCAGAAAATCGCTGACCTTTTGGGCAAAGCTGCTCTGCAGACGGACGTGAGTCGCCTTGATAATTGGCGCTCGGATCTTGCACACATCGGCTATGTGCTGACATCGCTCACCATCGGCTCGGACGACCGCAACAACGTGTACTTCACTTTGGGAAAGGCGAACCTCTCTACTGGAATCAATCAAATTGCAAACAATTCCATTCTCATCCGCCAAGCCACTACCGAGCGTGCCGGTGTCATGCGTGCGCAGCAGGTGCAGGACTTGAACAAGTGCAAGGCTGACATTTCCAAGTACTTCTCTTCGCTTTCAACTTTGGAGGAAACAATCTTAAATCTACAAAAGGGTATTGCAAATATCAGCCTCCGTGTTTCCAGAAACACCAAAGCAACCACTGTCAACGCTGAAGACATCCTAAAGATTCAGACGGATATCAAGTCGCTTGCATCGCAGATGAAATCGTTGCAAACGGACATTCAGAAGTTTGCCACGATGAAGCAAGCTACGCAGATGCACATTGAATGTATCATCACTGACAGTACTCTTGTGATACAGGATGCCTACCGTTATATCCGGCAAGGGCTTACACCGGTCATTTTCCGACACTCGGTGCGTACAAGTCGCAAGCAGGAGGATGAAAACGGTGTGCGTGAGTATCTTCCACGGCGACGTGGCTGGAACCGCTTTTATGACGACCGAAAGATTAGTGTGAATAATGGCGACGAGATTTCTTTCCGTCTGGATAAGGAGGGCGACCCGAACAGAGGCAAGTTTTTTACTGAACCTGGTGTGTTGTTCAGCGACTGCCGTGCCGTCATCGACCCCAATACGCAAAGGCTTTCAGAAGTCCGCATTTACTTTGGCAAACGCTCATTTAACACTCTCGGCATCAACCGCCATTTCCGCTTCGCCATCGGCTTTTACAAGAAGTCCAAAGATTACGGTCCGTTCCAGTTCGGAGAACTCCGAACTAACCTCGCTGAGTTCAGGGTAATTGCAAGAGCTGATAGAGTTGATGGTAGCAACAATTACAAACTCACCTTCAATTTCAGTATGTAAACGAAAAGAGCCATGGTTTCTCCGCAAGGAGGCCACCACAGCTCGGATGCAAAATGGTGTTCGCGACACCACGCTGCCAAAGAGCAATGGTCCAATCGGACCACAACTCAATCGCAAAGATAACCACATCATATTAACTCTCAAAAGACAATTCATTATGACAAAAGAAACTAAGGAAAACGTGCAGATTGTATCTGCCATAGCTATGCTAATCGGAGGATTCCTCCTCGCTGTCGCAGGATTCATCGTACCGCCCACCGGACAAATCCACGAGTCTGTCCTGGGTGTATTCGCAGAGTGTCTAATCTACGCCGGGTCTATCTTCGGTGTCACTATCTACATACAGACTAAGTATGCAGAACTACGCTCGTACCTCGATGACAAACTGAAACGGAAGGAGGAGAAGGATGCGCAAGATTGATCTCATCATCGTCCATTGCTCTGCCACGCCTGAAGGCAAGGACTTCACCACGACAGACATTGACCGCTGGCATCGACAGCGAGGCTTTGCATCCATCGGATATCACTTCGTTATCTACCGCGACGGCTCTGTGCATCATGGCAGACCGCTCGCACAAGTGGGAGCGCACTGCCAAGGGCACAACGCCCATTCCATAGGAATCTGCTATATCGGTGGTTTGACCGCCGACGGCAAACACCCTAAGGATACTCGCACGAAGGAGCAGAAATCCGCATTGGTGGCACTTCTTCGTAAACTCAGAGTGCAGTTCCCCAATGCCAAAATCCGAGGACATCGCGACTTCGCTGCCAAAGCGTGCCCATCATTCGATGCCACGTCTGAGTATGCAAACATCTAAACCCTACGATATGAAACATATCCTAATCCTTATTCTTTGTGCATTTGTACTGGCGTGCAAGAGCACAAAGACAGCATCATCATCCAATGAAAGTGAGCGAAACGCCGTTTCGCAAGCTCAATGGCGATCCGCTCAGAATCTTTCATTCAGTTCCCTACAGAGGCTTACCGCCCTTTCATTCGATAGCTGCGTCTTCACATTCGGGGGTGTCGACACGTCGGCAACCCCTCAATGTTCCGACTTCAGCTATCCATCGGGCAAGCCCCTGTCCAATGACAAGGCAAAGCCTCCATCTTACCACGGCAAGCCTTCAGCTATAAGTCACGGCAAGCCGTTCTCTCTCAGGCTCTACGGACTTCACCTTTCCCAAGAGGAAAAGAAGGAGTCCGCAGCTGCACAGCAGGTGGAAGACAGCATCGCAATAGCGAAGCAGTCTTCATTCGACAAGTCGCAGGAAATCATCAAGTCAAGGTCTTCTGTTCCCTTCACGGCAAAGCTCGCTATTGCCGTCCTGATGATACTAACGGCAGTAGCCGTCATTTTCTTTATCCGTCGCTATCTCGCCGGCAGACGACGACATTTCGGTCACAGGCTCCCGAATTCATTACCAGGCAGCTCCGGCGGTGCATTGTTCGGTGGCGAGGACAAGCCATTACATGGCTAAGTGAAATTGTGGGGTGTTCCATTGCGTTCCGTCGCTTTGGGCTTCTGTTGCAAAGTAAGTATGCCACTTACCTGATCCGTACCATGTCTCTTTTTCTCGGATGTGAGGAGGACAAATCGCCTGAAGTCGAATAGTCCTCCATACATTCGAGAAAAGTGCAAGCACACGAGTCACGGTACGGGGTAAGCAACATACACATTTCTCCACGGCAGCCCAAAGCCCCTCCACTTCATTACACGCCCCACAATTTCACGGCTACGCCAGTCCTCGCCACCGAACAATGCACCACCTACGCACATGATTGACGCATCACCCAGACAAGCAACGCTTGCAGCGAGCTTGTCTGACCTCCTCGTCAATCATCAACACGCAAGCGTCATCCGTCTTCCACGTCATTTCATTCCGTCATTCCTCTCCACATCTGCGATGTCATTCTGTTTTTTAGCACATCAAAGATGTCTATCTATCATCAAAGGTGAAAAGTGTTGCACACCCTTCACCTTTCTTAATAGGTACGGACACACGCTCCATTGCATTGCGCATAAGTCCGTGCAGCTGCGCTCTATTGTCTATCATCTCGCTGCGCTCAATCTTCTCTTATTCAGCCGAAAGGCAGTGGCTCTCCACTCCCGTGTCCGTCCGTTATGTGCCACATCCTTTCGTCCACTGTTGCGAAAGGATATTGCGCTACATTCCATTACGTTATCATTCCGGAGTTTCTCTATGACTCTACGAGCCATGGAGAAGTCCTACATTACCACTTCATTACATTCCACTTCATATCCATTCGCTTCGGGTAAGGCAGAGCCTTCTGTTTCCTATAAGGCGATGCCTTCATGGTTTGGTAAAGCTATGCTTTCTATTGTCTGTCAATGCGAGAAAGCCGTCAGACTTATAGCAATCAAGATTGCTATAAGTCTGACAGCACTCTCGCTTATTCAAATAGGTATGGCAGAGGTATGGGATAGAAAAGGTAGTGCGCCTATTGTCGGGCAAGACCGACAGGCGCATTACCTTTTTATCCCTCACCACTGCCGCATTACCGCCCGATGGGTCGGGCGTGGCGTGGTGGCTCGCTTGGTGTGGTGGCGGTGGTTCAGTACGCAGTATGAAGCCGAAACCTTCGTTTTTTCTCGAATATATTGCAACATCCGCAAGCCATTGATGCCCATACGATACCCAATAGCCTTTCGTGGTACGGCAAGACCTTCGGTTTGCTCGGCTTGGAGGCTTAAAGTGCCGAAACTCGGTGCTTTTCCGAAACTTTTTGCTTGTTTCAGCCTTATTTGTTCAAGCCGAAACCCTATGTCGTGCCGAAACTCTGTGCTTTGCCGAAACCTTTTGCTTATTTCAGCCTTATTTGTTCAAGCCGGAAACCCTCGTTTTTCGTGGAACTTGGAGCGGTTGTGCATCAGCGTGAAACCTCGGCTCGCTTTCGTCATCAGCGAAAATTGCAAGCCTTTTTCGTCACTTTCTGCCTTTTCGCCTTTTTGCGCAACTAAGGCGGTTTTGCGTGTGTGAGAAACTAAATATTAACATTTGTTTACATATTTCGCAAAGGTCGGGCGGTCGTAGCCGTCAGCAAGGACAGGGCGGTCGGGGGGTCTTTATCAAGACGGGTTAAGGGAAAATCCCTTAACAATCCCTTAACGGCTTGATACACAAGCCTTTCGTTTTTCTATCGCTTAATTTTCGTCGGTTTTTGTCGGCGCCAGCGTGCATAAATCGGGCGAAACTGCCTTATTTCTCGTCTTTTGAGTGGTGTTTGAGCGGTGTTATTTTTGCGTATCATTAAACCAATAAAATTGAAAGACGTATGTCGAATATAAACACCAATGCGACCGTTACGCTCACTGTAAACGGAAAACAGGCGGAAGATATGCTCCTGAAACTGAAATCTCAGGCTGCAAACCTCGAAAAAGCCATTGAGAAAGCGGCAGCAGCAGGAAACAAACAGCAGCTCACGAAGCTAAAGCATGAACTGAAGGAAACTAATCGCCAAATCTCGCAGATTGAAAATGCTGCAAAAGGGGTCGAGCATGTTCTGCAACGACTCGATGAAACTTCGCCAAAGGAACTGAACCGCACATTGTCACAGCTGAAGCGTAACCTTAATGGGCTTGAACGTGGAAGCGAAGAGTGGAACAGACAATGTGAGGCGATAAAGCGTGTAAAGGCGGAGATTGCCAAAGTGAACTCGCAGCTGCGAGAGAATGAGAGCCTGTGGGAACGGATGAACCGAAAGTTGAACGACTGGCAGACTGCTCTTGCCGGCATCGCTGCTGCAATCACGGGTATCATCATGGCAGGACGCTCGGCGGTGAACGCTTTTGCGGATATGGACCAGGAGATGGCGAATGTCCGAAAATTTACGGGAATGAACGCTTCGGAGGTGGAGCAGCTGAATGAGGAGTTCCAAAAGATTGACACCAGAACGGGGCGTGAGGAGTTGAATAAGTTGGCGCAGGAAGCAGGACGATTGGGCAAAACTTCGCAGGAGGATGTCTTGGGTTTCGTGAAAGCTGCCGACCAAATCAATGTGGCTTTGGACGACCTCGGGGATGGGGCTACGCTTACATTGAGTAAACTTACCAACATCTTCGGTGACGAGGAACGACTCGGCACGGAGAAGGCTCTGCTTGCCGTGGGTTCCGTTATTAATGAGTTGTCGCAGAACTGCACGGCTTCGGCTCCTTATCTCGCAAACTTTACACAGCGAATGGCTGGCGTGGGTGCCCAGGCGAAGATGACTATCCCGGAAATCATGGGCTTCGCAGCGGTGCTGGATAGCCAGGGACAGGCGGTGGAGATGTCGGCAACTGCTGTTTCCAAAGTCATCATGGATATGTTCAAGGAGAACGACAAGATAATAAAGGCTACTGGACTTAATGCTAAGGAGTTCAACGAAACGCTGAAGAAGAGTACTAACGAGGGACTTCTTATGTTGCTGGATCGTCTTCACGAACTCGGCAACATCGATGTGCTGGCACCAGTCTTCAAGGATATGGGCGAGAATGGTGCCCGTGCTGCGCAGGTGATTTCGGCTCTTGCTGGCAACCTCGATATGGTGCGGTGGGAGCAGGAGGAAGCTACTAAGGCGTTTGCGGAGGGTACATCTGTCACAAATGAGTTCAATGTGCAGAACAGCACGGTGCAAGCAGGACTTGACAAAGCTCGCAAGGGTGTGACGGAGATGGCGGTGGCACTCGGTGAGCAGCTGCAGCCGATAATGAAGCATGTCATCTCTTCCACCACGTTGTTGTTGAAGTTCATGTCTACTTCTATCACGTTCATCAAGGAGAACGCTTTTACCTTGGCTTCGCTGACTGCTGCTTTCATTGCCTATAAGATTGCGGTGAACGCTTCAAACATTGCCTTCAAGGCGCATTATGCGTGGCTTGTTATTTCCAAGGCTGCGACTACGGCATACAAGACTACGGTCGCCACATTGCACGCTGCGCACTTGCTTCTGCAGATTGGACTTGCCAAATTGCAAGGCAACTGGGTACGTCAGTCATGGCTGATGTCGGACCTCAAAAAGCAGGGTGCTCTGCTCGCATCGGGCTATGGTGCGATAGCTGCCGGAGCCATTGCTCTCGGTGCGGTTCTGTATAAGCTTTACAAGAAGATGACGGAGGTGTCGCAAGCTGAAAAGGATTTGCAGGAGATACGCAAGCGTGGTCAGGAGGGCATCATCGACGAGAAGAACAAGATTGATGCGCTTATTGCGGTGGCTCGCGATGAAACGCAGTCGCTGAAGGACAGACACACGGCGATTGATGCGCTCAACAAGATTATTCCGAACTATAATGCCCAGTTGGATGATACCACGGGCAAGTATAAGGAGAACAAGAAGGCTCTTGATGATTATCTGAAGTCGTTGACTCGTAAGTATGAGATTGAGGGTGCCAAGGATAAGTTGCGTGATATCGGAAAGCAGCGTGTCGACCTTAATCTGGAAAAGCAGAGGCAGGAGCGTGTCGTTGCCATGGATGAGATGGAGGCAAGGACGGAAACGGTTATGCCGGGTCAGGAGGGAAAGGTGGTGCAGTTGGGTGTCAACTCGTTGCGTGCCTCGAACAGACGTGCGCTTGCCAAGACAAAGGAGGACCTGGCGGAACTCGACCAGCGTGAGGCGAACATCTTAGGCATATATGGCGAAGACATCAAGAAGGAGGCACTCAATGACGCGAAGAAAAAACAGAAGCAGGAACAGCAGACGCAGAACCCTCCATACACGCCTCCTAAGACGGACAAGAAGACGAAGACGGAGGATGTGCTGAAACCGCAGAAGGACTGGAAGACCAGGGAGCAGGCTCTCAACCGCATTGCGTATGCCAAAGGTGAGAAGGACTTCGAGGAGTACACGAACCGCATGACGGAGATTGATATGGAGTACAATCAGAAGGTCATGGCGAACAAAAAGGCATCGACGGAGCAGAAGATGGAGGCTGAAGCATCATACTATGAGGCGAAGAAGAAACTCGCTGATGACAAGAACACACAATCGGCGAAGCAGGAGAACGACTATTACAATGAGCTTGTTGCTACGGAGAAACAGCGGTACATTGATGGTAAGGTCGACCAAAAAACGTTTGATGATGCGCTTGAACTCATGGAGTTGGAGCATCTGCGCCGTTTGACGAAGGTCTACACGGACGGTTCTAAGGAACAGCTGCAAACGCAGAAGAATTATCAGAATAAGCTCGTTGAAAACCAAAAGCGTAATCAGAAGATCGTCGAGGACAACGAGAAGAAGCACCAGAAAGAGCTTGCCAAAATAAAAGAGGACTACTTCGGGGATAACAAGTCGGAGAAAAAGGAGAAGTATGATAAGGACTCTTCCGCTTTGGATGAAGTGTATGCCCAGGAGATAAAGGCTGCTGGCGACGATGCCAAAGAGAAGTTGCGTATCGAGGAAGCGTATCAAAAGGCAAAAGTAGCACTGGCGAAGAAGTACGGCCAGGAGTATAACGACATGAGCAAGAACTTCCTACAGAACATGACGGAGGACATCACGGAGTGGCTGAACTCGGACCTCGGACAGGCGGTGCAAGGGTCTTTTGATACGCTGACGTCGGGCATGTCGTCGATATTTTCTGGCATGACTTCACTCATTCAGGCGGAACTGGAGATACAGACTGCTGCCATCGAGAAGCGGTATGACAAGGAGATATCGCAAGCGGAGGGCAACAACTACAAGGTGAAGAAGCTCGAGGAGCAGAAGCAGAAGGAGCTGGCAAAGAAAAAGAACGAGGCGAACAAAAAGATGTTTGCAATGCAGGTCATTCAAGCGGTGGCGCAGACGGCACAGAACGCCATCTCGGCGTATGGCTCGGCAGCGGCCATTCCGCTTGTGGGTTATATCCTGGCACCAGTGGCTGCTGCAATGGCGGTGGCTGCAGGAGCTATTCAGATTGCTGCAATCAAAAAGCAGCAGCAAGCGAGTGAAAGCCAGGGCTATGCCAAGGGTGGCTTCACTCCGAAAGGAGGTAAATATGAGGAGGTGGGCGTGGTTCATGCCGGGGAATGGGTGGCTTCGCAGGAGATGCTTGCCAACCCGGTTGCGCGTCCCATCATCAACGCCCTGGACTATGCGCAGCGGACTAACACGATCGGATCCTTACGAGCCGATGATGTGAGCCGGACTATTGCGCCTGTTGCATATAGCACGCCACAACAGCAACAGCCTATCATCGTGCAGCAGCAGCCGGACGGACTGGCTACGGCTGCAATCGTGCAGAACACAAAGGCTATGCAGAGTTATGCTGATACGATGAAGCAGTTGGAGAAGCGATTGAGCGAGCCTTTCGTCACGGTGAACACGGTCACGGGTGACACTGGCATCAAGCAAGCGCAGGACGAGTATGACACACTAATCCGTAACAAGACACCAAAGAGTAGGAGAAAGTGAGTAACCTCTGGTTAATGGTGAGCCTCGCCAATTGTCATTACATACATAGCAATAAATAAGAATATTAGGAGCAAAATCCATGTGGCAAGCGATATGTATGATAAAGTGGCAAGTGTTCGTCTTGCAGACTTACCTTTCACATATCTACTTAAAATATACAGTACGACACTACTTGCAATAAGAAATATGAGCAAGTGTGGAAAATCGAAATTCCAATAGTCAATAAAGACAAGACTTGCAACAAAAAGTGTCAAACTTGCGAATATTATAATTAGTGTATGTTTCATTTTGCAAAAGTAATAAAAATGGAAATAATAATCAATGGCAAACAAGCTTTTTTGAAGAAGAACACTTCGTTTGACTTCATCTTCGAGAACCGTCTGTTTACGGGTAGCGACAGCTACACCTTGACAATTACGTTTCCACTAAAGGGATGCGCCCGAAATATAGCCATCTTCGGGCACATCCACAGAGCGGATGTTATCAAGTCGAAGGTGGTGTTTGACTGCGACATCCGTGACGGTGCTTTCCTGAAGTCTGGCTCCATCACAATAACAGAAATATCGGACGTAGAAGTAAAAACGCAATTCCTGGAGGGACGCAGTGAGCAGAACTTTGACGAGACATTTGACGATATCTATCTCAATGAAATGGATTTGGGATATCCTACCAAGCGCGATAATCTTATAGCAGCAGAAGCGTTCAAACCATATCCAACGAACAACTGGGTGCCGTTGCCGTGGGTAAACAACTATTCCGGCAATCTGCAGAATGCTGTTACTACATCTGTCCATTTCATCACTGGCTTCGAGAATGTCAAAAGTACTCTTTCGTTCCAGCCATACTTATTGTATATCTTGAAGCGTATTTGTTCGCAATTGGGGTATGAGGCGAACTTTGCTGAACTGGAGCAATCGCAATATAAATATCTCTTGATTTGCAATACGCTTCCGGCTGCATGGGCTGCGTGGAACTTTGCCATTGCATTGCCTCATTGGACATTGAACGAGTTTTTTGAGCATCTTGAAAACTTCCTTTTCGGAGATTTTGATATCAACCATAAGGCTAAGCGCATCGAGTTTCATTTCTCTAATAGTCTGGCAAAATCGGCAGGAGAGGTAATCTTAAACAAGGTCTTGGACTCTTACACAACAGAGGTGTCGCAAGAAGATGAAAGCAAGTACATCGCTTCGGCTAACTTGAAATACGCTGATAATGATGCGCTTCTGTGGTCATATTACTCGTGCGACTGGTTTATAAGAGCCAACAAGTCAAAGGCTTTGGTCTATGATACATTTCGGGAATTGATTGACAAGGCTATGACGTTGAAGATTAGCGGTTATTACAAGTCTACGGGGCATAGCGGACATGGATACAGCGAGTCTTTCAGCCGTGGCTATCCAGTTGGAAGTGACGGAAACAGACTGTTTTATTGCAAGGAGATTGATACCTATTTTATAATGTACTGCTACAAATCAGAATTTGTCAGCAAGCATAATGGCATGAAGTGGTACAAGTATTATAACCGTCTAATGCCTGTAAATCAGTTCGGAGATTATTTTGTTGATAATGATGCTGACGATATTGAACTGAAAATCGTTCCTGCATGGATAGAGGGTACTGACGACAAGTATGGCAATTGTATGTTTCTCGACTGCGGAGAGTTGGGCAGTAGAGAAACATGGACTATATCGGAAGATGGTACAGGCTCTTCTGGCTCTGCTTCTTCTGGCATCTACATAGGACAAAGACCGAACAATGAAGGGCAATTATCATCGGTACGCTATCACGATGATGTCGACTATGATGCAGGAGACTTGGCACAAGGCACTGCAAGCTATGTGATTGGCAAAGGAGAAACCGAGAAGTCATCTGCATATTTTGATGTTATATATGTCGGCTTTTGGAGTGGACATTATCTTTTCGGCGGTAATCAGCCACATCCTATAATAGATAAGGTAGAGGTTACTGACTCGTTTGGGTATAACAGAACTCAATTCACCTTGCGATTGAAAGACGGCATAGCCAATTCTATGCGCTTGTCAATGCACAAGATTGATGGAAAGCAGAAGTTCCATTTCTCTTTCCTCTCTGACACAATACCCAATCCTCGTGCATTGTTCTACATACGTGGACAGAGGTATATATGCGAAAAAATAACTGCCACCTTCCATGAGTCGGGAAAGTCGCAGTTATTAAAGGGGATATTCTACCGTGTATTAGCTGATTGAACGCTGTAGGGCGGTGGCATGGCGCTCGATGGTAGTGCGCAGCACCTTGGCGTAAATCTGTGTGGTCTTGATGTCCTGGTGCCCAAGCATACGAGCCACATTCTCTATAGGTACATCGTGAGCCAACGCCATCGTAGCGAAAGAGTGGCGGGCTACGTGGAAAGTCAACTTCTGCCTGAAGTGCAGCTCCATCTGTATCACATGAAGGTAGTCGTTGGCTTTCTGATTGCTTATCTTAGGCAGTTGGTAGTCGTACTTCTCAAGCACCTTCATCGCAGGAGAGAGGATAGGCGTGAAGAACTTCGTATCGGTCTTGATACGGCTACCATCGATGTAGTACATCTTGCCTTCCTTCTTCGTCATGCTCTCGAATTCGAAGGTCTGTGTGTCGCAGAACGACAGACCGGTGTAGGCAGCGAAGATGAAGAGGTCACGCACCCTGGCAAGTTTGCCCTCGAACTTGTAGTTGCGCATGAGCTTCAGTTCAAGTTCGGTGAGCGGTTCACGTTCACGGCACTTGCCTCGCTTCAACGTCACCACTTGATAAGGATCCTGTGGAATTTCGCCCATCTGATAAAGTTGGCGAACCCACTTGTGGATTTTCTTGTGGTAGCCGTAACACGTCACATCGGTACGGGTGCCATCATGCAGCCAGTTGTCAAAGGCGATGATGTTCTTCGGAGTCAAGTCGCCATAGGTGTTGAGTTTACCGAATGTGCGCACGGTTTCAATGGCACAAATCTTGTGCTTGCGTGTACCTTCGCGCAAATCTTCATTGGCGAGAGCTTCCTCCATAAAGTCGAGAAAGTTCTTTTCACTTTTCTCCGGCTCTTTGGATTTCTCCTCTTTCACTTCCACCTTTGGCTTCTTTTCTTCGCCATTAAAGTGATACATGAAATTGTCGTAGGTACGCTCTTCGTCAAGAACGTCCATCGCAGCTATGATTTTCTTACACTTCGCTACCAGAGCTTGTGTTTCGGGCGAAGCTGCTGCTGCTTGCCAGTCGTCGGGTGAATACTTGCCAATCATAATGTATTTACGAGTGGCACGTCCAAGATAAACTTGCACTTCCAAAAATCCGTAACCCCTCTTCTCGGAGTTTTTTCTACGGTCGAAGACGACCTCTACCAATTCCTTCTTCATTGTTAAAGTAGGTTTTAGTACAGCGGACAAATAAGTGGAGAAGATGAGAATAATGGGAGTTTAACAATTTTTAATTGGCTATCTTGCCAATTCCAGCTATTTAGTGGCTGAAAGTGTATCACATTTTTAAGAAGTGTCACACATTTCAGAAAAGTGTCACACAAAGTGTCACACATTTATGTATCGTTGTGTCCCGTTATGTCATCATCAAAGCACCAGGTTCAAATCCGCTGCGTTAATTAGACATTACGCTCGTCCTCTAAATAACTGTCTGAATTTCAAGTTACTCGCTCGTAACTAACTGTATATAAATCGAGTAGGAGGAAAACGAAGCAGTTTTCTTCCTACTTTCGTTTTCCGACCTCTCACACCACCGTACGTGCGGTTCCGCATACGGCGGTTCCTATTTTGGATACCATTCGAGATATGCCTCCATTAAAGTAGCATACCCTGCGGAGCGTAGTTTATTGTTATCTATCGCCCTTTTTAGAACAGGGCTGTCAGCTATTCGCCAATAGCCCTTGCGAGTATTACCCCATTCGTATGCTTGGTATTTATTAATGCCACATCTGATGAGGTTTGCCACTTTTGTCTTGACTTTCTTCCAAGCTTTCCATATACACATGCGTATTCGACGTCTTAACCATTCATCAGTATCAAGTAAGAGACGTTTCATATTAGCAAGATGATAATAGCCGACCCACCCTCTTATGTATTCTTTCAGCTTTTGCTTTCTCTTGGCGTATCCCCATCCATTGCTGCGACTTGTCAATTCTTTCAACCTTGACTTCATCTTGGCTTTGGACTTTGGGTGCACTGTGAGTTGGCATTTGCCCTTCATCACATAAAAGGAGTAGCCGAGGTATTTCACTCCGCGCACATACGACACTACAGTCTTTTCCTTGTTGACTTTGAGATATAGAGTATTCTCTATAAATCGGGTTATAGACTCCTTCACTCGCATTGCTGCCCTCTTGGACTTACAAAATATCATCGAGTCATCTGCATAGCGTACAAAGGGAAGCCCTCTGCGTTCAAGTTCTTTATCCAATTCGTTGAGCATGATGTTGCTCAACAACGGACTTAGCGGTCCTCCTTGGGGAGTTCCTTCCTCACTCGCTTCAAACAAGCCTTTGTTCATTACACCACTTCGGAGATATTTGTGTATAAGACTGACAACTCTGCCGTCTTTTATCGTACGGCTGAGGATTTCTATGAGCTTGCTATGGCTCACGGTGTCGAAGAAGCGTTCAAGGTCGAGGTCTACTACATAGGTGTAGCCCTCGTTGATTATCCTTTGCGCTCCTCGTAGTGCGTCATGGCATCCTCTTCTCGGACGGAAGCCGTAGCTCGTCTTGGAGAATTGGTTCTCATAGATGGGAGTCAGTACTTGGTTGATGGCTTGTTGCACCACACGGTCTACTACTGTAGGTATTCCCAACAGGCGCATCTTGCCATTGTCCTTAGGTATTTCTACCCTTTTCACTGGGTTCGGACGGTAAGAGCCGTCCATCAAGGAACGGATGAGCACATCCTTGTTGGTCATGAGCCATGGGAGCAACTGCTCGCATGACATCTTGTCGATACCACCACAGCCTTTGTTTCTCATAACAGCCTTGTAGGCTCGGTTGAGATTGGAAGGACTGAGGATTTGCTCGAAAAGGTGCTCCTTGTCGAATGGTACTTCCACGATGTTGTCTTCACACATCCACATGAAGGTCTGCACTCCCCCATACCATTCGGTTTCCGACCTATCTCTTTGGGGGCAGCCATTAACTTGGGATAATGTTTTCTGCATTCTTTCCTTCAT